AACCCCGCCGCCCTCGCCCTGGCCCTGCTGCTCGGCCACGAGGCGCGGATAACAGATGAGCAGTGAAGGAGAAATCATGAGCCTGCGCAAAAAGCGTGAGATGTATTGTCCACCTGACGCCGAAGCCAGTCGGTCAGGTATTAAGATTAGCTACACGATGAGCAATCAGGCCATAGCCATCTTTGGCTGGTATGACGGCTTCGTGGGCATTGAAGGTGAGTCTATGACGCTGAGAGAGTTTTTCATCCGGCTCGGCATTACCGAAAAGGAATGCCACAAGGCGTTCGCTAGCGACGAGAGGTGAGAGATGTGGCGGTAACGTGTAATATCTGCGGGAACGTGTCTGAAACGCTCGCAGACGCTTCGTGGCACTACAATCAAAGGCACAGACAAATTACCCACCACTGCCCCGCGTGCGAGGCGGCGGCGCGGGAGCGGGACGCCCTGAACGCCCTCTGCGACCGCCAGGCCGCGATCCTCAGCCGCGTAGCCATTGCGCTGCGCGGCCCTGAGCCGCCGCAGACGCGGTGGAGTCACCACGACCTGCCGGAGCGGGCAGAGCGGGCAGCCGCGGACGCAGCGCACTATCGCAGAGGATGGGCAGATTCAGTCATTATGCACACTGATGCCGTCACGCAGCGGGACGACCTAGAGGCGCGGCTGGCGGCGGTGGTATCTGAGTTGCCTGACCGGCACTGGCCCCGCACTAGCGATGCCGGATCAGTAGCGGAACAGATTGCGGCAGAACTCCGCGACCTGCTGCGGAAGGAGTAGAAGTGAGAGCGATGAATAAATTGAAACCTTGCCCATTTTGCGGACACCCTGTTCGAGTCCGCAGTTATCAGGAAGAGAAGACAGACTGGAAAATTGAGACGCATATCGAATGCGAGTCCGAGGGATGTCTTGGCGCAAATGTGCGGTTTGCGTCGGAGTGGGGCGAGGACCCTGATTTGTTTATTGGGAAATGGAACAATCGCAAGGCCCCGCCCCCCTGCCCCGCGTGCGAGGCGGCGGCGCGAGAACGGGACGCCCTGAACGCTCTCTGCGACAAGCAGGCCGCGATCCTGAGCCGCGTTGCCGTGGCCCTACGTGGCCCTGAGCCGCCGCAGACGCGGTGGAGTCACCACGACCTGCCGGAGCGGGCAGAGCGGGCAGCCGCGGACGCAGCGCACTATCGCAAAAGATGGGCAGATTCAGTCCTTATGCACACTGATGCCGTCACGCAGCGGGACGACCTGCGGGCGCGGCTGGATGCTCTGGCAATCGAAATGGAAACGGACGACCGCGCCGGACGGCTGGCGCACTGGATTACGGCTGTCCGCGCCATCGCGGAGAAGGAGGCGAAGTGAGCGACTACAATACAGCGTTTGACGCCGAGTTCCCCGGCGTCCGCGCCGATATTGAGCGGCGCTTCTCAGAAGGAGAAGCGTCCCTTGCCGCTGAACTCGCCGCCCTTGAGCACGAAATCGGGCGGGCGTACCTTGCTCATCGCGACACAGAGGATTTTATTTTCGACGCCGAATGCCGGCGAGAGGCAGACGTGGACGTGATCGCGTACAGGGCCGCAGAGAGGCGAATAATTGAGCAAGAAACGGCACTTGACGCGCTCATCACCCGCTACCGCGAACTGCACGCGGCGGGCGAAAAGTAAAGCCCGGCGCTTTCACGTCGGGCATTCGGCAGCGTCCTCAGCCATGTAGGGTATTTTCCGCTACCAGTCAGGGAGAATATACACCCGCGCGGCGCAAGCGTCCATACTCAATCTTCGGTGATCTCGACATTCCCGATCGGGAACGTGAAGGTGTCGCTGGTGTCGATCACGACATTCTGAGAGAGGTCTCCCCAGAACAGCAGATTTCCGCCGCTCGATGCATCGAAGATCCCCATGGCCACGATCGTGCCCCAGTTGGCCGAGGCGGTCGGGAAGGTGATTTCAGCCCCATTGTTCTTGACCCCTGACGCCGCGGCCGGCCAGTTGGTGTCGTTATTGGTGACCGACACACGAGCGTAGCTGCCTCCGGATACTTCGGTCCCGCCGCCGGCATCCGTTGGCGCCGCGGTGAACAAGGCGATGTAAACAGTCGCCGGTGCGGTATATGCCGCGTTCCCGAGGACGTGATCGAGCAATTCGTTTTCGAGGAAATTTGATTTACTGCCAGCCATGATTCAGCCTTTCGTTATACAGAAATTCCATAGATATCGGCCAGACCGTTCAGGACGTAGGTTCGGTCGCCAGCGCTCAGCACCTCATTGAAAATCAGTATTTCAGCGATATGCCCGTTGAAATAAACATCTCCGAGCAGCGATGCGGATCGGCCCAGATAGGGCGACCCGGAGAAGGACGAGAAAGTGTTTGTTGCCGTCGTGTAATGCTGGACTCCGTCAATCCGGCTGGTCCACGCGCCGGCGGCGGAAGATATGTTGTAGATCCGCCAGCTCGCCAGGCTTGGTGTCGGATTGCCTGTGCTCTTCCTGGCTGTCGATCCCCAGGCATCGTAGATATTGCCGTCCGTGAACGGATAGTGACACGCGTTCGTCCCTTCGCCGTCCATATTCCAGATTCCGGATTTGGCGGAACTGACCGCCGGGTCTGCGGCCGCCTTGATTACAATAAACACCTCGCCGGCGGAGGCTCCGGAGAGGACGTTTGCCAGAGTGAAAAAGTCGTCAACGCCGTCGAAGAGGATCGCCGGCCGACCGTTGACAATATTCGTTTTGTACAGAGGTTTGTTGCCGGTCGTGCTCTGAGAGAGGTTATTTCCCTGTCCGCTCTGATCTGACCAGGTTGAGACCGGATCGCTATCGCTGAGGCCTGTAATCAGCCTGGCGGCAACCCAGAGCTTGAGACCTGAAACCGTTGTCGGATCCCAGATCGCGGGCGCCGCGATGACAACAGACGACCCGGCGATTAAAACTGACGGCGGCGAATCCGATTGACCGGTCGCGACCACAGAGGATGATCCGTCGATGTACGCTCTGACAACGTTAGCCTGACCTGTTGCCACGACGCTCGACGAGGTCATGATCATGACCTCATAGGGCGGATAGGTAGCCTGCGTCGAGGGACCTTCGCCTGCAGCTGAATAAGGAATGACTCGAACGTAGATCACGCCGGAAACTCCGGCAATCTCGAACGTGCCCTGATTGAGAGAATCGGGGGTGACGCGAATGCCGGTATCGCTGAAATCAGATTCGCCTGTGCGTCGAGCCTCGATGCGCGCGGTTTGGGCTCCGACCGATGCCGCAAAGTCAAAGGTCCCGCGGATTGTTCCGGCCGCGATCTGAGTCAAAACGAGATTTGTGACTGCTCCTGGTACTGTAGTCGGCCAGCCAACCCCGGAGGTGAGTTGGATGGTGCGCTGCTGAGCGGTTTGCGGGAACTGCTCGTCGGCGTACAGCCGGCCGACGATCGAGACCTGATGATCCGGATCGATTGTCAGCTCCTCGATTCGCATCATCAAATTGCGTTTGCCGGGCATGTCATCATGAGTCATGCAGACAATGTCGCCCTCTTCGAGCAGCAGGTAGGGTCCTGGAGGCGAAGCCCAGCCATTGAAATAATCCCCTTCCCTGAACTTATACCTCGCCGCCAGAACGAGTCGATTTGCCTGATGATAATTGTCGACACAATCCCCAGAGATTCGCAGGGTCTTCGTGTTATTTACTCGCTCCTGATGATCGTAGTCGTTTTCCAGCAGCCGGGTCGGCTGAAAGTCTTGCACAGCTTCGGAATAATTGATCTCGAATTGATTGTACGAAGACTGCCGATCGCCCATGGGGTACTCGTGCGAGTCCTTGAGAATATTTCCTTCAGTCAAGGCTCCGAACGCCGAATCACAGAACGGCATGTGTACGTGAGCGACGATCTCGAGCTGCGCGTGCGCGAACTCTACGCCGGCCGCGAGATTGAGCGTGCCGAGTTTCGAGCGGATCAGTACCTGATTCGGAAGAGTAGGCGTCCACGATGCCTCGATGTACCGGTTGAGCGTCTGGTCGGCATTGATCATCGTCGAGAGCATCGCCGCGATCGTCCCGGTAGTATCATCCGCATTCGGCGTGTAGCTGACAGGCACGCCGTCTATAGTGATCGTGCAGGCCCCGACACTTCCAATCGTCACATATCCCTGTGCCTGAATTGACGTTGTCCCGCCTGAAAGCGTTGAGCCTGAAGCGGTTCCAGAGCCGGAAGCCGCGAGCGTAATCGAATTGCCAGCCGTCGAATAGTCAATCGACGAAACCTTGCGCGTCTCGGAGGTTGTCTCATTGACCCCGATCAGCGCGTAGATGACCGGAATCCCCAGCTCTTTCCACGCGACGGCATCCTCGATGGCAAGGGCCGTTGCGCCGGCCGAAACCGCGTTGCGGAGGTAGCTGGTGATCGCCGGCTCCTCCGTGCGGATCTGAAGCCGGCCGTCCGCTCCGGTAATCAGGTAGCCGCGGAAGCAGGGTAATAAGTCCTTGAACAGGAAATCCGCGATTTTAATCCGGTCGGTCAGGTGCCAGTTGGAGGTCCACTGCCGGCGGTAGTAGGTGCCGGGTGTCAGATTGGTCGGAGGGCTCGCGGCTGAATAGGTGTTATACGCGACCTCGCGCGCCGCCGGGTACGTTGCGGTCAGGCCCAGAATCTTGCGGAAGTGCTGTGTGTCGAGGATGCCGGTTGAGCGATACCGCTTGTAATCGACGCCTGGGGTGCCGGCGCTGGTGGCTACGTAGACATCCTCGGCGCCGGTCTGGTCGATCAGTGGCTTGCTGCATATTCGGGCCGTTCTGGCCGCGACGGTATTATTGATCCAGGCGGAGTTGTAATTCAGCCCTCGAGGATCGGTCAGAAGCAGCCTGATCTGCTCGACGGGATTGTCAGACCAGTCAACACCGGTGAAGCAGCTCTCATCGAAGACCGGGATCTGGTTCCACAGGATGACTGCGACGATCGTCGGCGCGATGTCACCTGTGTCAGGATTATCGCCCTTGATCGTGACCTCAATGTAGGCCCGGTGAGAATGGCGCTCGTCGGACCCCTGATCGCCGAAAAAGCCGGTTGGCGCCTGGCTCGAATCCCATCCATATTTGCCCAGGTGCTCGGCGTATGCCTGAAACACCGTTGCCCAGCCCGAGGACACGTTGCGAGGGTCGAGAATTTTCGAGATCTCCCCTGCCCCGATAATCCACTGCCCCGCCAGGTATTCGCCGGTGTCCGCGTACTGAATCGGCAGCAGCTCGATCTGCGTGCGCCCCATGCCCATCGGGACGGCCTTGCCGTAGGGCGTCGAGTCCTGCGAACTGTACTGTTTTTTTACCCGCTTATTTCCCAGTCCTACCAGCGAGAGGAAAGCGCCACCTGCACCGCCTCTGCGCTGGCTGACCTTGAACGTGCCGGTCACCGTGTTGAACCTGGTCCCCTGAAATGAAAAATAATTACTGTACTCCCTGCACTGAGCCTCGCTCTTGTTGCAGGCCGTCGCGGCTTGATAGGTTGCCGACTTCTGAGCGAGCGTCTGCCCTCCGAGGCATTCAGGCCCCTTGAATTTCAATGGACAGTTCGGAGTGAATACTTGCCAGGGCAGCTCGTTTTCGGTCGACCCCAGATCCTGAGTGATTGATATCTGGATCGTCTTATTGTCGATTTTCTTTGGTTTTCCGCACCGCCCGACCATCAACACAATCGAATCGTCATCGACCGATCGAGATACCGTGCGGATGACGCACCGGTAGCCGTCGAGGTCGATCGAGGCGAGCCAGGTTGAAACAGAGCGATCGACGTTTGAGAGCGTGATCGAAACGTTGTTGAACTTCTCGTTGATGTATTTGCTGATCTTGCCGCGCGTGATCGCCTGGCGCTCGTATCGCCAGCCGAACCAGATCACCTCAGTCCCGGCAAATCGCTTCTCAGCGTTACCGGGGAACAGATCAGTCTCTTCCGGGGGGTAGAACTCGAACAGATCGCCCTTGACCAGGTCGAGGGTGCTGGAGTGCAAGACGGTCAGCAGTTGTGATCCGCAATTCTGCATATCAATTCGTATATTTCACGAGCCGCGCCGTGCGATCCTGAGACCATTCGCGGCGATGCGGCGACCTGCCGTAACTCAAATACCTAACACCGGTGATAACCTCTGAGGTTAAGGGGTGCGTCAAAGTGAACGGCAAGCCACCTCTGGTTGATTGCCAGTGGGTGTCGAGGATTGCCAGATCCGTCAAATCGAGACCCGTCCAACGAACCTCAAAAATGCGCACCCTGCTCGCCTGAATCGTTCCCGCCTGCCTGACACCATCCGGGAACTCCTGCGTGAATTCGCCCCAGTCGATCTCCGCCTCAGAAAAATAGGCGTGTTGAGGTCCGCCGGCCGCCGGCAACGGGAACGCGGTTGGCGAGGGGATAACCCATGGCTCTGCGCATGCCGGATTCGCGTCAGATCCGCGCTCCACTCCAAGTTGCAAGCCGGCACCGCCTCCTGTCTTGAGCAGCGGAGAGATGACAGTTTTGTTCAGGCAGGCGAGCGACGCGACGGCGTAGAGCGGATAAGTCGGCGGGGTCGGTGATGTGTAAAGCAGGACGCAATCGAGATAATAGCGCACCACTCCACCCAGGCAGATGATCTGGAGCTTTTGCCCTGCGTTCTGCCAGATCCCATCGCGATAGGTCTTATTCGGAGCCGCACCCTCATATATGAAAACTGAATTGACCGGGTGCGGTGTACCGGAGGTGTTCAGCTCGGTCGAGACGTGGATGCAGTAATCCCAGTTCGCAAAATCCAGACTGAAAGTCCCGTGCTGGATGCCAACAAATGTCCTGCCGGATTGGCCTCCGACGGGCCCGAGCGTGCACTCAAAGCCCCAGTCGCCATCTGCCACGGTCTCCGTCGATCGCGCGCCCGCGTCGCCCGACCCTGAGGCGTTCGTGAAGCAGTTATCTGATCCGGCGTTCTTCTCCAGATTGCCGGAGCCATTGATGATGGCGTTCGTCAGACTCGTCCAGGTTATGGAAGTTATCGGCATATTAAGCGAATCTGATCAGCGTCACTCTCAGAGGCACAAACCAGTTTTTCGTGTGCTGACCGATCGCCAGCGATAAGTATCTGAACCCGGCATAGGTCTGAGCCTTCCGCCGGTTATAGAAGCTGAAATCGTTGACCTGCCCCTTCGCCAGGTTGTAGTGGTCGCGGATGACGGACAATTCAGCCTGCGAGAGCCCGTCGTACTCGAGGACGATTACTTCCCTGCCGCACGGCTGGACGTTTACTCTCACGCTCCCGTCATCACAGCGAAAGGTGTCCGTCTGGTAGTCGACCGGATCATCGAGCAGCCGATCGATCGTCGGTCCGGCCGTTCCAATCCCATCCGGGTAATTTGCGATTGTTGCCATTCTCTAATCCCTGACCAGGTCCCGTCTCAGCGTTTCTCGGAGCTGCCCGTTCCGCTTGTAGTCATCGATGACTTGGCGAACGATCACGCCCTCCTGCGTTTCCGCGCGGATCACCACGACTACGGGCTGCTGCCTGAGGGAACCGCCCTGCTCGATGGTCCGTCCGTCTCCCCCGCCGCCAGAGAAACCTGCACCAGCCCCGCCGCCGGCGCCGCCTTGGGACGGGGCGATCGCGCGGCCGACCAGAGCCGTCCCCCCGGCCAGCGACGCCCAAAGGGCCGCAGAGGTAAAATGCCCGGCCGCCTTTGCCGGATTTACAAACAAGGATGCGAAGCCTAGTGCCAGCTCCTTGATCGCATTGACCGCCGCCTCTTTCGCAATTGCGGCAAGCTGTTCGGCCAACAATCTGCGGATAACAGCCGGCCCTGTCCGACCCAGCAGAACAAAGTTCTGCACTGTCGCCCCGATCCCCTCAGCAAACCCCTCGAACGCGCGCCGGCCGATTTCGTCGAGCGGCGTGATAGTTTCCTGAATTTCCTCGATAAAGGCCTGCAGGTTCGCCTTGAACAGGCTTTGCGCTTCCGCCAGTTCGAGAACTCGCTGAGAAAACAGGCTGGAAAAGCCACCGGCAATCGACTGCTCCAGCGCCAACCTCTGAGTGTCGAGGATTGCAAGTTCGGCGTTCGCTCGTTGCCGCTCTGCGACCAAGGCCGCGTTCTTTTCCTGCTCGATCTGGACCAGAGCAGCTGCTCCCAGCCGCGCTGTTTGAGCCTGCCTTTGCAAGTCCGCCGCCTGCCGCTCGATATCACGCTGCCTTTCGATAGATTCGAGCCGAACCAACTCTCGGCGCCGCTCAAGCTCCTGAACCTGAGCGTCTCGGCCGGACAGTGCGCCTCTCTGGACAGCCAGTGCCGCCTGAGCAGCCTGAGCTTGCAGTTCCGAGCGCCGGAGGTCCGCCAGCGATCGCACTCTCGCTCGGATAAAATCGGCAAAGTCTGCCGCCTCGGACCTGAGTGCATCGCGCACCTTGCCCGAGGCCTCGACCTCGAATGCCGCCCGCTCGGCTGCCAGTTTGGCCAATTCGTCATTGACTCGTTGCCGTTCCTGCAAATTTTCGCCGGCGAGTGCGAGTTCGCGCCGAAGAAGAGCCTCGCGCTCGGCGAACCGCTCGCGTTCGACGTCCTGCACCGCCCGCTCGGCTTCGGCCGCTCCGATAATGCCGATCCTGAGCTGCTCGCGAAGCGAGTTTTCGAGAGCTTTCCGCCCCACCTCACGGATCTCGACCAGTCTCTTCTGGTGATCCTCTTCCGCCTTCTCCTGAGTCCGTCGCAGATCGTCGCGGAGCGCCTCGGTCCGGAGATCGGTCTCCTGAATCGTTTGCCGGCGCTTAAGGGCGATCTCCGCTCGTTTGGCTTCAGCCTCGGTTCGATTCTTCGCCGTCCTGACCGCGACCTCTTCTTCGAGGGCCAGTGTTTCAAGCTTTGCCCGGAGCAGTTCCCGGTCGAGCTGGACGGCAAATTCTGTGTACTGTTCGAGGCTGATGAGCCGGTCCTGCAAGGCGATCTTGATCGCCTCGGTCTCGCGTTTCGTGCTCAGCTCAAGTTCTTTTTCCTTGAGCTGCAGTAGTTTAAGTTCGGCCCGAGCTTCCTGCCTGCGCCGGGCGGCCGCGGACTTCGATTCGTTATCGCCGGGCGGCGGAGGCGGCGGATTGAGCGTATTGTTGCCCGGATCACCTGTCCCCCTGCCCAGCCCTGAAAATGCGCGCTGCCCTGCTGCTGCGCGTTTCCGTGCCTCCTCAATGCGTTTCAGAGCCGCGTCCGCGGACTGGCCAACATTGGCTATAGCGTTCTTGAGGTTGATAGCAGAGTCGGTTACGCCTGTTATTGCTGATTGACGGAGAAGGGTGAATTGCCGTGCAAGCGACTGCACCGCATTCCCGGCACCTGGGATGACCGAGACAATCGCTCCGATCAATCGCAAGGCAAGTTCGAGCGGCGCGACGATGACAAGTTTGATTACGTTTCCAAGGGTAAAAAACGCAGATGTGACGATCTTGATCTGATCGCCCATGAAGCCGATAATCCTGACAATAACTTTTAATATACCGCTAACAGCATCGAGCTCTTTGCCCATATTGACGCTGCCGAATACTATCTCAGCCACACCGGCGATGGTTTCCCCCACCAGACGCACGATCGCGTCTACGCTCGCTATAATCTCGCCAATTGTCGCTTGATTCTGATCGAGGAACGACGATACCTGCTTCAAGCCATTGAAGATGAACTGAATCAGGTCCGCCAGCGTCTTGCCGGCCGTGTCGAACACTCTCGTCAGGGTGTCCGCGATCCCCTTGAAGTTATCGCTGATCAGCGTCGCTGATTTGGTGTCAAATACCTGCGGCAGAATCTGGTTCAGAGAATCTCTGAGCTGATCAAAGAGTCCTTGCGTCACGGTCGCCTGAAACACGTCGCCAGCTTCCTGCAGGTTGCTTCGGGCGGCCTCGAATGTCTGAGCAACCAGTTTCCCGGCAGCGGCCGCAGCCTCGAGTTTTTCGGCCAAAAACTCGGCAAATCGACCTTCCTTTTGTGCTTCTTTGACCGCTTCACGCGTGATGCCGAGGGCGATTGCCGCTTGTGTATTTCGGTTGATGTCGCCGGAGAGGATTGCACGGGTTTCCTGCTTGATCTGATCCATCGGCAACCCGAGAGCTGTCACAGCCTGCGTCAGCTTGATCGTATTTTCACGGATCTGATCGATCGTCAGGCCGGCAACAAGGCCCGGCCCGATCGCCGCCTGAAATGCCGGGGCGATATCGGCGATGGTGGCGGAGGTCTGAAGGGCATCGATCTGAAGCTTGCGCATCTGATCGGCCGCAATCGGCAGAGCGGCGTTCAGCTCGTCGATGCCTCGAAGCTGGATCCCCTCGCTGTTGCGCAGCTCCCCTACGGACGCGATGACCGTGGCAATGCCGAGGCGGATACTCTCCAATCTGGCATTAGTCTCGATTCCGGCTTCTCCGATCGACCTCAACGCCGAAACGACTGAGCCGGCGGCCGCGACCAGTCCAACGATGGCGGCGGCCGCGGCTGCAGCGCCAATTATGATCGGACCGAGGGCTGCACTGAACCCTGCGGCGGCTGCCCCGGCCGACCCGAGCGAGCCCGCGGCTCCGGCTGCCGCAGTGCCGGCCGCGCCCAGTGACGATCCGATGCCCGCCGCCGCTGTCCCCGTCGCCCCCAGAGAGGATGCCACTCTGCCGGCAATGCCGACGAGTCCTTGCAGGCGGGTCCCGGCGGATCCCAGTAGGGGCTGCATGGCTCCCAGCCCTTGATTGATGGATCGAATAGCCCCGATCAGGGGCGAGTTCGCGTAGTTGGTGTCGAGGTAGGTCTTCTGGAGCTGAGCCCGGAGCGCCGCAAGCGACTGCGGGTTCGTCGCTCTAGTCAGAGCGTCGGTCAGTGTTTTGATCGCCGCCGGAGTATCCCCGGCGATCTGCTGAAGCCTGGCGAGAGCCTGAGCTTCACGCAACATCGAGGTTTCGGCCTTGCCGGCAGCTGTTGCGGCCTGTGCCTGAACTGAGACGAGTTGAGTCTGGGCTCGAATTGCCGCTACAGTGGAGCGGTCCACATTGGCGAGAGCGTTTTCGAGAGTCTTGACGGCTCCGGCGGCATTGCCCTGCGCTACCTGGAGCCGCGCAGTTGCCTGAGCGTAGGCCAGGGCGGATTGAGCGCTGCTCTGCGTCGCGGTGCGCGCGCTTTGGGCCGCACCCGATAGTTGATTCAGGGCTGCCGCGCTTTGTGAGCTGCCATTGGCTGTAGACGCAAAAGTCGATTTAGCGGCAGCCGCGGCCTTCTGGAGAGACGCGATGAGAGAGTTAATGGCCGCTTCGGCCGAGGCGGCATCACCGATGAATCTTAGAGTTGTGGTGATGTCGTCAGCCATTTAAAGTTCTTCAACCGTCTCCCATTGAATCTGTGGTGGGCCACCAGTCATCAAGGCTGCTGTCTGGCTTATTTGCTTTGCGTCTGCAATCTCAGCGAGAGCCTTGTCGTTTTCAATCAGGGCGAACGTGGCAGCCACATCCACAGCCATCGCAACCGTCTCGTCCGCAATGTGCATCATTCTCGACGGCCGGCGCCCGAACATCCGTCCCATCGTCGCCAATGTCAGGAAGTGATCACTCCGGACGAAAGGATTCGACGGCCTTCAGCGGCTCAGCTCCTCCGTCCGTTGTCGCAACCGGCACATCGGGCGAGAGTTTCATCGCGTAATTGAACAGAGCCACGATCAGCTTGCCGGCATGCTCCCAGTCTCGGAGATCGATCTCCTCCGCATTCGCCGCGTCCCTGAAAACGAGCTTCGGGGCAACACAGACCTCGCAGGCAATCTTTCGCTGGAAGTCGAGGATGGCCAACTGCTCGTCCGCGCTCATTTCTTCGGCCATCTCGATGGCGCTATCCTCGATGTTGGACAGATCGACCGCTCGACGTTTTTCGAGCAGAGCTCTGGCGAGAGATTCAGGCAGCACGCCGGAGTAGAGCATCGTCATGATGTCGACGCGCCGTCCGATAAACTCGAAGACGAAATCCGGGGCGATTTCGGGGATGGGAAGTTTCACCTCGACCGTCTGAGAGGTGATCGCTTTCGCCTGCTTCTTGAACTGGGCGGCAAGAGCGGCCGCCCGATTACCATTTTGTTTCAAAATTGGCCTCCTGATGCCACTCCTGGAAATGACATCGGCTCGCAAGTTGCCAGGAATTCAACCTTGTCCCGCCGGTGATCGACCGCCGGTAAGCGAGCCGATGTCGGTTATTACGCCGGGTTGTCGATCCAGATCGCTCCGATCTGGTCCTCGGTCGCGCGAGCGCCGACTGCCACCGCCTTGAACTCGATCTCCGCCGCGCCGTCTTCGTTGCGGTTGAGCGCCAGCTCGAAGCCATTGGCCTGATAGGCATCGTAGATGACGGCGTGGTAGTACTTGCCGGCGGTCTTCTCCTCCCAGACGGCCAGCACGCAGGTCGTATTGACCGTCGAGATGGCTCCGAGGGTGATTCCGGTCTTACCGGTCGGAGGCCCCGGATCGACCGTCGCGCCCGGAGTGATCAAGCCGAGGAGCGCCGCGTTGAATTGCAGCATGTCGCCCTTGATCGACATCTGAGCAGTCAGCAGCCTGGTGCTGTACGGGGCAACGAGGTTGTCCGAAGTGCGCTCCTGAATCTCGGCCGAGATCGCGACGCCGCCACCGGTTTTGAGCATGCCGATGTGAACCGCGCTGGGGTTCGCGACTGATTCCGGCGTGCCATCTGTATGCAGCGTCGGAGCCTCGCCCGCGCCCGGCACGGCGCACTCAGCCCAGATATCGACCGGCCCCGAGACCGTGTACGTCGAAGAATAGTTTTTTGCCGTTCCCGCCATGTTGTCTACCTCCAGTAGTTACGAAATTAAAACGTCCTTGTCCGCTTGACCGTTGGCGACGGTCTGAGCGGAGGCGCCCCTGCGGCTCGCTGCGTCCCGGCTCTTGGCGGGAGCATCTCGTCGATCAGTTCCTGCAGCTTGTGCCCCTCGGCATATAAGGCCTCGGCCCTTTCCTCTGTCGCGTTCGTCAGCTTGATCAATCGCTTTGCGCGGCTGCGACCGAAAGTTCGAGGGTCGAGCGACAACCCGATCTGCTTCATTCCAGAATGCCCCGCGCCCGAAACGATCGCGAGCTTGTCAAATACCTCTCTGCCCAGATTCTCGGGCGTCCAGGGCGGAGCGGGCAGATTGTTCAGGTCGAGGCCTTCGTCATACTGTCCTGACTGGATCGGATCTTCAGTTTTCTCGGGCATACACAATTCTCCTGGTTTGGGGGGCATAGATTCCTGGGCCGGCCTCAGTGCCGGGATCTGAAAAATCAAATTCTGAAATTTCGCCGATTGCCGGCGGTGCTGGTATCGGCCGGCGATTTCCGAGAACAAACGCAATCTCCCGATCAGTCAGCGGTCGAACGATCCCGATCTTCCATTGATCGCAGTCGGCTCTGTCGCAATCAGGAGCACCGACGCCATCGAGCATTCGGCGAGCCAGATCGAAAGCGGCCGCCCGGTCAGTATCCGACCAGGCGATCAACGGCAGCGTTTTGCCGTTCTGGTCGATCCTCGCCACGTCGGCATGCCAGGCAAGGGGTGATGAAAACAAATCGATCGTCAGGACAGTGGCAACGGGATGCCCGGCGAGCACAAAGTCGGCTCGATACCCGGGCCGCCCGCACTCATCGAGCACCCGGCAGGGATGCCCGAGCACCCATCGTTGCCTCAGTTTTATCGTTCGCTCGTTCATTGCGCTTCGATAAACCTCAACTGCAATTCGAAAGCTACCGAATGCAGATATTCACTGTTCACTTCCCTGCTCTGCTGGAGCTGCCCGAAGACAGCGTTGGTACACCAGGGATCGATCTTGCCGGCATCAGCGCCGGCCGGGAAATTCGCCAGCCAATCGGAATCCGGGGCGCTCAGGAATGCCATCACCGTGGCGTCGTAATACCTGATCAGTTCTCTGGCCAGCTCGTCTATCGCATCGCTCGGGTTTCCGCTGCCGGCGTTCTTTGTGATGAAAATCTCGACGTCGAAGACCATCTGTTGTTGTACGCCGCCTGTACCCAGCGGCAGCGGAGCATTCGTCGCCGGTTGAATTATCAACAGAGGGAAAGCCTGCGAATGCCGCTGCGTCAACTGGACTCTCGTGAAGGCCGGTCCGGCCGTCGAGCTGTCCAGCCCGGCGCGCCAGGTAAGCGCGGCCGCGATGTCTCTTTCAATGATCGTCTTCGCCGCCTCCAGTATCGGCAGCATCCCCCCCCAATCTGGAAATACCGGCGTCATCAGGTCCTCTCAAATCCGCTCAGAGTCGACTGGTTCTCGAGGTGCAGGCGAACGAGCTTTTGGATTTCACGGCGATCCTGCTCAGTCACGGCAAGGATCTGCCGGCGGGGATTGCGCCCCATCCCGCGTTGGTGAAACCGGGCGTAAAACCGGCTCGTGCCATAGGTCAGGCTTTGCGGCTCGATTTCGATAACTGAATCAGCCGTGCGATCGACGAGGCTGCGAAATGCCGCATCGCTTGCCCTCATGATCGGTTGCCCCGGATAGCGGATGGCTTTTCGAGCGGCATACGCCGGTGTCAGAGGCTGCCATCTCGATCCGCTACGCGCCCCTTCGGTCGCAAACTGGGCTTCGGACGCCCTGCGCAAGTAGGCCAGGACGGTCTGCCATGCCGGTCGCAGATTCGCCAGCCGGCCGGCCATCGTTTTGAGCGACTTGATCGCCTCATCGACGCCGTCAAGGACGAAGCTGATCACGTCGCCCTCCCTACCGGCACCAGTCGCCAGACCCACTCACGGGGGTTGTTCACCGGCGGGTTCGGGAACCCTTGCCGCTCATAGCGGTAATCGCTGAACTCAAAGAACACGACCGACCCGTAATCCGAGACCTTTTCGTCGGTCACGCGCAATTCTAAAATCCGGCCGCCTGTGGTCTCGTCAAAGACTTCTTCAACCGTCCAGCCTCTGCTGAGCGAATCGACTTCGCTGCCGTCGTTATCGAGCAGCGTCAGCGTGGTTTTCGATGGCAGCGTGACGCTTCTGATCGCGTCATACGCCTTTGAAAAAGCCTTCGTAAAGTCAGGCATAGGCCACCCATCCGCAGAAGCAGGTCGACGACATCAGCCGGCAACCGCAATTCGAGCAGATCCTGACGGCGTAATCGCGCTGCCCGAACGCCACAACGGCGCCGGAGTCTTCAGCCGAGAAGAGCAGGTCGAGCGCCTCGGCGATCAGAGCCTCCCGATCCCTGACCTGGGAATAATCGACGCCCTGGCGACCGCCTTTCACGCCAACCGTTCCGTCCCCGATCTCATCCAGTGCATCCGCGATCGCGGCTAAATGCTGGGACGCTAAATCGAGAATCTGGCCGCCGGAGGTATAGGTGCCATTACCGGACGAGCCGACCAGCGCGAAGGTATCGGCCGTCACGTTGGCCACCAGCCAAACACCATTCGCGGCCGTGTTGCCTCCGACTGCCTGCACTGTCACCGATTCGTCGTCCACGAAGCCATGGGCCGTCGAAGTGATCACGATCGGGGAGGCGTCCGTCGCACCGCTGATCGTCTTTTGCCGGTTGATCCTCGACCTGATTTCGGTCTCAAAATCGGGATAGCCGGCCTTGTTCTCCCGGTACCTCTCCGACGCTCTGATCGCGGAGATGAGCCTGATCGCCTGCGAGGCGGTCAAGACATCAGCGTTTTCGATTTGAGCGACTGTCGGCATAAATTAAGCCAGCGTCCAGACCGGGCGATCCACGTCCCCGGTATTTTCGTACAGATGGCCATTCGTCGTATCGACGAGTTTCTGACCAGCATCGACGCCCCGGTAGGTGCCATGAACGCCGGCGGTCGTATTGGCTGACGTTGCCGCCGGAGTCAGGCCTTCGCAGGTGTCATTGTCAATCGCAATGTTCATGGTCGCATCATTCGCCGCACTGCGGAGCCGGGTCAAAACGACGGTCGCGCCCGATCCCCCGACCGTAAAAAAGGCCGCGACGTCCGCGTCCGCCGCGAGAGCCGCGCGAATCTCGGCTGCGACTTCCGCCGCCGTTGCTCCCGCTCCTCCGCTCGTCGTGTCCGTCGAGGTCGGAGCCGCCGTCAGCCCGGCGCAGGTGTCATTATCGATCGAAATATTCATCGTGGGGTCATTCGCCGCCGCAACGTTGGCCGTTAAGACGACATCCGCGCCCGATCCGGTGACCGTGAAAAAGCCCGTGCTCGGATCGCCGACATCGGCATCAGCGATGAGCGCGGCCCTGATTTTCGTCGCAACCCCTGCCGCGGTGTCCGGCGCAACGCCGGCGGTCGTATTAGCGGAGGTCGGAGCCGCCGTCAGCCCCGTGCAGGTGTCGTTATCGATCGAGATATTCAAGGTCGCATCGTTTGCGGCATTCGCCTTGACGGTCAAAACGACGTCATCATCTGAGCCTGAGATCGTGAAGAAATCATCGATCGCCGTAACGAGAGCCAGCGCCGCGCGAATCTTCCCGGCGACCGCATCCGCATCATCCGGCGCGACGCCGGCGGTCGTATTAGCGGAGGTCGGAGCCGCCGTCAAGCCTGCGCATGTATCGTTATCGATTGAGATGTTGAGCGTGGCGTCGTTTGCCGCTTTGACTTTCGCGGTCAGAATGATGTTTTCGTCCGCGCCCGTGACCGTGAAAAAACCGGTCGTGGGATCGCCTACGTCCGCATCGGCAATCAGCGCGGTCCTGATCTTCCCGGCAACGTCCGAGGCTGTATCGTCGTTGGCGACTGCGACCGGGATTGTTTTCGGACTGCCGGTCATCCCCGCCGCGGTGACGATTACCTCGGCGTTTCCAGCGCCGGCCGGTTCGATCGTGCCGACCACGGTTGCCGTTTCGACTTGAGCCGTTCCGTCGTCTACCGCGACCGGGACAGTAACGGGCGACCCGGTGAGACCGTTTGCGGTCACGATGACCTCAGCGTCTCCGCCGCCTGTGATTGTTCCGACTACGGTCGCCGTCTCGACCTGCGCCACCCCATCATCAACCGCCACCGCGACTGTCTTCGGTGAGCCGGTCATTCCGTTCGCCGTGACAATCACCTCGGCATCGCCGTCTGCCGTGATCGTCCCGACTACAGTCGCCGTCTCCTGCTGCAGGACGCCTCCAAGCGGTACGGCGAAGGTTTTCGGAGAGTTGCTCATCCCTGCTGCCGTCACGATAACCTCGGCATCGCCGGGAGCGGTGATATCCCCGACCACAGTCGCGGTTTCGACCTGGAGCACTCCGCTCGTCGGAACGCCCGCTAAATTCACTGGATAAAAAGGCGCTGCCATTTATTTGCCCTTTTTGGTCGGTGCCGGCGTTTCCGGCGGCGCCGGCGCGTCGATTTTGTTGACAGGCTTGATTGCCCCTCGACTGAGGTGGAGGTCTACATCTCCAACCTGTTCGGCTGTTAGGATCTCGCCTTGCCTGTAAAACTCGCCGTCCGTTCCTGTCAGCCCGGCGAACACGACTTCATATTTCATATCAGTCTCGAAAAATCCCCGGCCCCCCGGATAGGAGGCCGGGTTTCAAATGGAGTCACCACGTGCGAAAGCTACTACACTGACATAATCACAACCGCGCTCGGGAAGTAGATCACCGGGCCGCCGTTGTGTCCGTCGTGGACCTCGATGGTCCGCGGTACCTGCTGCCCCGGCCCCGGTGCACCGCGATCGATCACCTCCATGTAAGCCCCGGGAGCGAGGTTCGGGTTGTTGGCGTTCCGGGTCATCCGATACTCACCGATCCGTCCGCCATCGGTACGCTGTCCGACCACGACAACCTTGTCGTCCGCGATGAACGGAACGAATGTCCCGGCGTCGTTCAGGTACCCGCCGTCGAAGATCTCGAGCGTCGGAAGTCCCTCATCGCCCAGGACGCGGTTGATGTCCCCGATCGACTGGATGTTCTGACCGATTGAGCCCTTCTTCCCGCCCAGATCGGCGGCATTCGTATTGGTCACCAGGCGATTCCAGGTGACCCGATTCATGATCGCCCTGGCGGCCGGTCCGAAATTAACCGAATGGCCGCGGCTCAGGAGCTGCACTGCCCGGAAGTCTGCCAACGGCGTCGCCGTTGCGCCGGTCGACCAGTCGGTTCCCGAGTGCGTCTGCAGGCTGTACGTGTCAGTCTGCAGCACCTGGCCGTCCGGGCCTGCGACCGAAAACGTTCCGGTCACCAGCAGCGTCCAGCCGATCGCCTCGATCCGATCGAGACGGCGTCCGAGCAGGCGATCCTGCTCGCGCATTACCAGATCGTCGATCGAGACCGGCGCTCCGAATGAGCCATACTGCCGGCGCTCGGTCAGCTCGAGTTCGTCGATCGTCGCATATTCGCCGTAAACGCCTGGCTGCATCACGTAGCGTTTGGCGCCAGTCTTTTTGACCCGGGCCGGCTGGCCGTTGAGCCCTCTGACCTGCTGCAGGCCGACGTAATTGTCTTCCTGCTCCCACATCAGTAAGTGCGAGTCTGCTGACTCGATTGGCAGGATGGAGAAAATCGGCCGCTGTGCCATCAGATTCGGCAGTTTATCCTGGGCGACCTCCTGCAACTCTGCATTGGTTGGGTAAGTGAAAGTTCCCATCGTGTTTCCCTCGAAAAGAAATAAATCGGCAGCAGTCGCCGGTTACGGAATGTGAACGATCGCGTTCGCGTCGCTCAGGTCGTCGCCAAAAATGATTCGGCCTTGCATGTCCGCCAGGCCGTTCGCGTCGAGGCCCGTCAGGTCGGCATCAGCGAAATCACCCGAGATGTAGGCCGGCGCGCTCAGCTCATACTGTCCGTGCTCGCTCGCAGCGGCGGCGCCGATGAAATGGTGCCCGCTCGAATTCGTCGCGACCGGATACTGGAGGATCGCCCGAGCCACCTCGAGTCCGCCAGATCCGCCGTCGTCGTAGGCGTACCAGAGGTTATCGCTGGCCTTGAGCGCGATCACCGTGCCGGCGGCCAGGGTCAGCGAAACTCCCAGTTTGACGGCAACCGTGCGCGCGAGGTCTGGATTCATAACCGGCTCCAGTTTCTGGCCGGTGAAGGTGTGGATTGCGGAAGTCGGCATAATTGCTCTCCTTTACTGATTCGTGTTTCCGCTCGCGCGGGGTTATTTGACGGCCTTGAGCGCGGATTTCCCAGTCGGCGTCTTGCTCAGCAGCTCCCTCCGACGGTCCTCACTCATTTCGGTCTGTGCGTTCTCATCCGAGGCCAGAATTTGATGATCGCGACTGGTCACGGTCTCCTCGAACAGATTGTGCGAGGAGCGGGCTTCGATTCGGCGGCGCAGTTTGGTTAGGCGGAAGTTCCCATCGGTCGGCGGCATGGCTTGGTCGTCCGCGGCGGCCTGAATGAAATCCTCAACCACCGCATCCCGCTC